AGATCAAGAGTCCCGGAAACGAAATAGCAAGTTAATTTTACAATTTTTAATTATGGAGTAATAAGTGCGTATAGAAGAAATCGTACAAGAGTGGTCGAAAGATTGCGAAATCGATGTGACAAATGTCTCAGTTGAATCTGCCTCAATAGCAAAAATGCATAACAAATACTATCAAATGTATATGCAAGAAAGTATGCGTCTGCGTAAATTGAAAACAGATTACAAAAAACTCGTAAAACTCAAAACTGAATATTATCGTGGTGAACTCACGATGGAAGAGTTAAATGAGTATGGTTGGGAACCACAACCTCTCAAAATCTTAAAACAAGACATACCCTTATACATTGACTCTGATCAAGAGATGATTGATACATCGCTTAAGATCGGTATGCAAGAAGAAAAGGTTGACTACCTTGAAAATATTATTAAAATGATTAGTAATCGTGGATTCCAGATCAAGTCAATCATTGACTGGGAGCGATTCAGAACGGGAGCGATGTAATGAAGAAACGTGAGTATAGTTGGGTTGATGTTGAGAATATGTGTATCGACATTGTAAGTCAAATGTATAAAGACAAATGGACACCTGATTACATTGTGGGTATCACACGAGGTGGTAATGTTCCTGCAACGATTATAAGCAACATGTTAGGCATTCGATGTGAAGCATTGAAAGTCAGTTTACGTGACGATGATTCAGAATGTGAACACAATGCATGGATGTCTGTAGATGCGTTTGGATATATTCCTGAAGAAGATCAACCTATATTTAAAAGTCGATGGGATGTCAATCGAAGAAAAAATATTCTTATAGTCGATGATATAAACGATACAGGTTCGACAATCAAATGGATTAAAGACGACTGGAAAGCAGGTTGTTTCCCTGATGAAGATTGGGACAAAATTTTTGGAGGCAATGTTAGATTTGCAACATTGACTGATAACTTATCATCATGCCAAACAGTTGAATATTCATCTGATGAAGTTAATAAAGCGGAACAAGATGTTTGGTTAGTGTACCCATGGGAGAATGTAGGCAAACTGTCTGTTAAGTAGTTATGGTTGATCAAGTTGCGATAGAAAAACTAAATGAATTGAATGTACGTGTCGAAGCAGATGCGGGCATCAAGATGGAATTATCAGAGTATTTTACATTTGAAGTTCCTGGTGCTAAGTTCATGCCGTCTGTACGTAATAAGTATTGGGATGGCAAGATTCGTTTGTTTAACGCAATGACAGGAATTGTTTACGCAGGACTTGTTCCATATATTCACAAATTCTGTAAACCTCGTAATTACGAAGTCACATACATCAACGATGTGCATGAACTGCAAGAGGTGAATGATGATGCGGGGTATCAATTAGCGAAAGAATACAACGCCGCCTTTACACCTCGTGATTATCAAAACAATGCGGTTGTTCATGCTTTACGTCACAATCGTGGATTATTATTAAGTCCTACAGCATCAGGTAAATCATTCATCATATATCTGTTGTCTCGATACCATATGCAGGAAGACAGACGTGTTTTAATTATCGTGCCTACGACATCACTTGTAAGTCAAATGGCGTCTGATTTTGTCGAATACAATAATAACGAACAACTTGATATACATCAAATACGTGGTGGTGTCGATAAGAATGTCGATGCTGAGATAACTGTAACAACGTGGCAATCGATATACAAACTCAAAAAGGATTGGTTCGAAAAGTTTGATGTTGTTGTGGGTGACGAGGCACACTTATTCAAAGCGAAGTCATTAACGAAAATCATGGAGAAAACTCCGCACATCAAATATCGTTATGGGTTCACAGGTACGCTTGATGGCACGGAAACAAACAAACTTGTGCTTGAAGGATTGTTCGGTGCAGTATATGAAGTCACGAAAACCGCAAAACTAATCGAAGAAAAGACGCTTGCTGACTTCACAATCAAAGCAATCACTCTTGGATATCCTGAACATGTCAAGAAACAAAACAAAGGCAATGACTATCAAGAAGAAATAGATTGGATTGTACGTAACGAAGCGAGAAACAAATTCATAAGGAATCTGGCGCACTCGTTAAAAGGTAATACATTGATATTGTTTCAGTTTGTGGAAAAGCACGGCAAAGTGTTACACCCCATGCTTGAATCTGATTCCCATCAAGTACACTTTGTTCATGGAGGCATCTCAGCAGATGATCGTGAAGAGATACGACACATAACAGAGCAAACTGATAACAATATCATCCTTGCTTCATATGGCACATTTTCAACAGGCATAAATATTAAGAAGTTAGATAATATTGTTTTTGCTTCACCTTCGAAATCGAAGATTCGCAACTTGCAGTCGATTGGTCGTGTTCTACGAAAAGGTAATGGTAAAGAGAAAGCAGTATTGTATGATATTGTAGACGATCTTCAATACAAATCATATCAAAACTTTGCCGTCAAACACTTTCTCGAAAGAGTAAACATCTATACTGATGAAGGGTTTGAATTTAAAATCTATAACATAGATATTGGAGAATGATTTGAATAATAATGATCTTGTGAATTTTAAGATGCGTACCGGTGAAGATATACTTGGCATTCTGGTCAGTAAACATTCCGCATCAATAACAGTAAAACATCCTATGCTCGTAGTCATCGAACCACATGATGGCCTCTTTGTTAAATCGTGGAACATGTTGTCGGAAGGTGATGAAGTAGAAGTACAATTAAAAGAAATGATTTGGTGTAGGAAAGCAAATAAGAAAGCAATTGATTATCATCATGAATTCATGGAACAGGCAGATGAATATTTAGACGATGATAGTCATGCAGATGATGTTTACGAAGATTTGTTGATGAGTAAAGTTGCGACAAAGCATTAAATAGTATTATGTTTTGTTGCTTCGATAAAGCTATTATACATGGAATCAGGTACTTTGTCAACCGCAAATGACAATTAATTCAAAATAAAATAATAGTTGACAAACGCTTCGTTTTCGTGTATCATATACACATACAACAAATATCACTAGGAGTTAACTGTAGATGGATCCCAAACCAAGGAAAAGAAACTATGTAAACAATCCTGAGTTTCTTGCCGCCTTAATAAAGTACAAAAAAGAATGTATGGAAGCAGAAGAATGCGGTGACGATCATCCTATTATTCCTGAATACATAGGGCAATGCATTTATCAAATTTCAAATCGTTTAGCATCGAAACCAAACTTCTCCGGTTACTCGTATAAAGATGAGATGATCAGTGATGGGTTAGAGAATGCTATTCAAGCGTTAGGCAACTTCGATCCTGAAAAGTCGAGCAATCCTTTCGCATATTTCACACAGATAATCTGGTATGCTTTTCTAAGGCGTATCGACAAAGAAAAGAAACAGTTGTATATAAAGCATAAAGTGATCGAAAACTCTGTTGTTATGGGCACCGCCGTTGATCGTGATGATGGCGATGCATCAGGTGAACCTAGTTATATTGATTTACAAAATGATTACATGAATGACTTTGTTAAGAACTACGAGACGAAATTAGCAGAGAAGAAAGCGAAAGAAGTTGCTAAGAAAGTCGGATTAGAGAAATTTATTGATGACGAAGAAACAACTGATAAAGAATCTTAGTGTAGGAACATTCATGTTCTTCATGATCAAAGGTTTATTATGGTTATCACTCATTCCAATCTATCTATATTTTAAAGGGTAATTAAATGAAGATCGCTATTGTTACTGACACACATTGGGGTGTTAGAAATGACAATCAGGTATTTGCTGATTATATTAGTAAGTTTTACAAAGAGATATTTTTCCCAACAATTAAAGAGAAGGGTGTCGATGCAATATTCCATTTAGGTGATGTTGTCGATAGACGTAAATATATTAACTTCTTAACAGCAAAACGATTAGAAGAAGATTTCATCAAACCCATATCTGAAATGGGTATTCCGTTACATGCCATTGCGGGTAATCATGATACGTTCTATAAAAACACAAACGAGATCAACAGTTTGAAACAACTGTATGGCAATTCATCGTTTGACAATATTCATCTGTATTGGAAAAAACCTGTTGAGTTGGATATGGATGGTTGCAAGATCATGCTTGCGCCTTGGTTATGTGCTGACAACTGGAAAGAATCATTACAAATGTTCAAAGATACTCCTGCACAGGTACTGATGGGGCATTTTGAGATTGCCGGGTTCGAAATGGACAAAGG